GCTCGCGACACAGGTGCTCATCTGCCTGATGACGGACGCGCGGGTCGAGGCCAGTGAATTGCCGGATGGCGAAGCCAATCGGGGCTGGGTTGGCGACAGCATAGACCTTGCCGAAGGCGAAGCGCCGCTTGGCTCGAAGCTTTGGCTTCTGCGCCGTCGAGCAGTCTATGACGGTATCGAGATCGATGTCGAGGACTATGTCCGGGCTGCATTGCAGACCCTGCTCGATCAGGCCGCAGTGGCATCGCTCGATGTCAGTGTGTCCGTCGATCGCAGCCGCAACCGCGTTGACTATGAGGTGAGGCTCTACGGCAAGACCGGCAGCCTTTCCTATGCCCGAAAATTCAAGCTTATGTGGGATCAAATCGATGGCATGGCCAATCCGCTCGGCAGCTGACATTTCCGCCCGTTTGCGTGGTGCTTTCCGGCGCTATCTTCCAGGTACTGACACAGCACTCAAGAACAACCTCGTGACGGTCATCGTCAAGGTCGTGGCACTGATCGCCCATGAATTCGAGTTGCGCATGGCGGCGCTGTCAAAGCAGTTCTTTCTGACGACGGCCACGGACCTGCGCTGGATCCGGTTGCATGCGAGTGAAATCGGCATTTACCAAAAGCCGGCCAGTGCCGCGACTGGGGTGATTACCGGGTCGGCTGGCGCGCTGACGACATATCCTGCCGGAATTCATTTTGTTTCCGGGTCGACAGTCTACGTCTCAACAGCAGCAACGACGTCCGGGGCGGATGGTGCTCTCGCACTCCCGGTCGTTTCGGAGGAAAAGGGCATCTCCGGAAATCGGGACAGTGGTGGGTTGCTGTCTCTGGCTGACCCAGCGCTTTATCCAGACCTCGGAACAGAATGGGTTGTTGACGAGGCAGGCCTCGGCGGTGGGGCCGATGTCGAAGACAAGGAGTCGCTGCGGTCGAGGGCACTTGCCCGTAAGCGCAATCCGCCAGGCGGAGGCACCCTCACCGACTACGAGCGGATCGCTACCGATGTTTCTGGTGTCATCAAGGCATGGGCGTTCCGTCCGCAGAACGCGCCGGGCATGCTGGTGCTCTACTTTCTCTTTGCCGGACGGACGCACTCCATTCCCGAAAATTCAGATGTGGCCGTGGTGCAGGCGGCTATCGACGTCAAGCGGCTCATCCGTGTCGACGACAGCGTGGCCGTCGCGCCGATCGCCCGGGCCATCGATGTCACGATCAGCGGGCTTGACGACGACACGCCGGAGATCCGCGCCGCGATCGCCTCAGGTGTGGCCGCAATGTACATCGCGCGATGCCGTCCAGGCTTGCCCGGAAACAGTTTTATCCTGCCGCGTGGCTGGATATCGGAGGTCATATCCGGCGTATCGGGCGAGGACCGGCACACGCTGGTGGAGCCGGCGGCAGACATCACGCTGACCAGCGGGCAATTTCCAGTGAACGGGATCTTTACCTATGTCGCGTGACAGCGGTCTGAACACCTACACCGACGCGGCGGCCGTGCTCGATGCGATCGTGCCGGCTGCGCCGCCTTTCGACAGCCTGTCCAACCCGACCAATGATGACCTGATCGGGGCGGCGCTGACCTTCTGGCCACCGGGCGCCGCCTTTGGAAGCCCTGACGGTCAGGCCGTATCCCTCTCCAGCGTCATCGCGAAACTGACGCGGATACTGCTTTCACCATTCGAGGTCCTCTACGAACGGGCCTACCGGCTCACAATGGAAAGCAGCGTATTCGGCGTTGATGCGCTGCTTCCTGAATGGGAAACAGAATACGGACTTCCGGACAACTGTATGAAAGGTGAGACCACGGTAACGGAACGGTTGCGGGCGCTGGAAGCTAAGGTGGCCGGTATCGCCGTCATCACGCCCGGCGACTTCATCCGCGTGGCCGCGAGCTACGGTTTCGAGATTGCGATCGAAGAACCGGCGATTTTCGAGTGCGGCTTTTCCGAATGTGGCGGCCAGCATACGGTCGGCAGTCCTCGCGAGGAAGTCTACTGGATCGTGCATGTCGCTAACCTGGCCATCGACTATTTCCGTGCTGGTGAGAGCGAGTGCGGCTACGACCCATTGTTTTCCATCGGTGATGCTGAGCGGCTGCTGTGCATTCTGCGCCAGCTTTCGCCGGCGTGGACGATTCCTGTTTTAGCGCTCGAGGCACTTTATCCGCCATTCGACCCACCTGAAGGCGAGGAATGGATCTACGTCGAGGATACATATCCACGTGAGTACATCACCGTCGACGACGAATATATCTCAGTTCCACTGAGTTAACCCCACCAGAAAAGAGGCTGATAGCCATGGAATACATTCCTCCTTACGGATCGACCGATCCGGAAGCGCCCTTTGTCGACCGCGATACAGCGACGGCAACGCGCGGATCGTCCGTACCGGCCGAATTTTTCAACAAAATCCAGGCCGAGTTGCTATCTGTGATAGACGCTGCGGGGCTGACGCGCGACAGCGAAGCGCTGCAACTGGCGTTAGCCATCCAGAGCGGACGCATGAACTATGCGGAGCCCGGCGGGACGGAAAACGCGCTGACGGTGACACTTGCCCCAGCACCATCCGTTATCAGGGCCGGACAGCATGTCCTTTTGAAAATAGCTACCACTAACAGCGACGCCATGACATTGAACGTCAACGGGCTCGGCGCGGTCAGCATCAAGCGTACCGATGGCGGGGATACGGTCGCGGGTGATGCTGTGGCTGGACACATGTTGCCGGTGGTGTTTGATGGTTCCGTGTGGCGCATCGAGCGTTCCGTGGGCAATAATTTCCTGCCGCTTGACGGCGGAACCATGACGGGGCCGATCACGCTCCCCGGGCCGCCTACGGCGGATCTGCATGCGACGACGCGCGCCTATGTCGATCACCCCGGTTTCGTATCGGTCACCGCCGCGACAACGCTGACGCAATCGCAGCTTCGAAAATATGTCGAGGTGGGGGGGAGTGGGTCCTATACGATCGGACTTCCGGCGCCGGCAGAAGCTACGACAACGGGCGGCATGTATTGGCTGTACAACGCCGGATCAAGCGACAAGACGCTGTCTACGCCCAGTGGCAATTTTGTTGGTCCCTGCGGAAAGGGCGCCTCGACGATGACGCTGCCGCGCGGTGCATTCGTCTGGGTAATCGCAGGTTTCGACAACTGGATCGTGGTCGACCAGAGCTATTCTTTTTCGCTGATCACCGGGGCGACAACGCTCTCACCCAGCGCCCTTGGCGGCTACATCCAACTCGGGGGCGGATCAACTTACACAGTCACCTTGCCGAACCCGTCGTCATTCTCGGGCGCAAGCTTGGATATCTATAATGCTGGCAGTATCGCATACACGCTTTCAACGCCCGGCGGCGGAAGCTTCGTTGGACCGCTTGGATCGGGTGGGTCGACGCTGAGTATCCCCCCCGGTTCCTACTTCACGCTGCGCGCCGGCTCCGTCAACTGGATCGTTCGCTGATCCTGGCTTGTTTCGAGGATAATCAAAATGGCAGTAGGACTTGTTGAGGCGCTTGCCCGCAAGAAAGATGATGCACGGCCTGCTCTTGGTCTTGGGACGGCGGCTATTGAGAATGGCGATGCGTTCGCGACCGCATCTCAGGGTTCGTTGGCGGATTCTTCCTTGCAGCCTTCCGATATCGGTACGACGGCAGGAAAGGTAGCGGCCGGCGACGACGCGAGAATCGTGGGAACGCTGCAGCGAAAGTATCTTTCGGTGAGCGCTGCGGCCGCAGATTCTCTGTTGCCGAGCGTTAAGCAGTTCCAGACAGAATTCCACACGCCTCTTTTTGCCGTCCCTTCGACATTATTTGGCGGAGCAACATATCGGCGGATCAGTTTCGCTGATCTGTCTGATGTACCAACGCAGGCCTATCTTCGTACTCTTGATCGCTATCTTCCAGATGGCATGTCGGACGAATTAAATGGTGGGTACTGGCTGATCGCAGATTCTGTCATCGACTGGAGAATGTTCGGCCTGCGATGTGACGGTTCCGACGACACGGTTCGGGCGCAGGCGGCGATCGACTTTTGTGCGGTCCACAGTGACCGATCGCTGATCATGGCCGGCACAATCTCCGCATCCAGGCTGACGTGTTTCCTCGGTACGCATATCAGCATCGAGGCGCATGACTGCTATATCAACGCGAACAGCAGCGCCGCGATCGACTCCTTGTTCGAGGTGAAATCACCGAACTTCTTCCTTTCGGGCCGCCTGGTTTTGAATTGCGATTATCGGCTTAACTATGCAGCCGCGTTTCATGGCTGGCATGAGACTGCTTGGCAATTCAATTCGATCAATGGTGTGGTCACCAATGCTGCTCGCGTCGGCATCCGCGTCGGCAATATCCTCTATCCGGACGCTATCATTAGCGAAACTAGTTTTGAGGAGCCGCACAGTTATGGCGTACCTGTTTGCTTGGAGATCGTTGGCCGAGAAACATACGTGACCATCAACGAGCCGCAGCTTTCATCCGATGATTTTGGAGGAGGTGCTCCATGGATTGCGCTGCCGAAAATCGGCTTGATCAATGTCGGGGCAACAGTCACCGTCATCGGTGGTGAAATCATCATGACAGCGGCGACTAACGGCTGCATTGTCAATCATATCCCGATCGATAGCGGCGGTGGTCGCGTCGAATGGGGTATCGTCGATTTCCAAGGCGTGACAGTGGAAAGTGCATCGCCGCTGGTAAAGACGTTCAATCCGGGTCTTGTGATCAATTCTCCGGTCGGGAAGCGCGGGCTCATTCGCTTCTCGAACCCCAAAGGATATCACAGCCAAGACCTGGAAGCGCTGTTTCAGCTCGACGCGACCTATGACGATTTCCTCATCATCGAAGACCCTCAGAGCCTGTACCATGGATTGGCAATGAGGACACAACCGAACGTCTTGTGCGCAGCTGGATCGACGGCCGAAGTTACCATTCGTGGGAATTTTGGACCTGGGTTTATTCAAGGTCTTACGGGCGTCTCTGGCGGTATCGTGCTTTTTGACAGCATGACTGTCTGCCGTGCGGAGAATCTGTCTGGCCAGGCTTTTACAGCGGCTTCTGGCGCGCAGGCTGCAATTTACCAGAACAAGGATCTTCTTGGTGATCGAGCACGCTTCGGAAGCGCCTATAACACTGCTACTGGAGAGTTCACTGTTCCGGTCGGCGGGTTTCAGGACGTCTCGGTCGAGGTGGCGTTTCGTCTCGTCGGCACATCGACGGGGACCATCATTATTTTTGTCGATGGTGCCGAAATACAGCGCAA